GAATCTAACATTCCAGGTAGAGCTTTAGTGATTGCTTCTGTAGCAGCTTCAGTAACTTTGCTGACAGCACCTTGTACAAGGGCATCTTTTTGTGTATACAAATAAGCACCCCCACCAAGGACTGCCAATGAGGTCAATCCCGATAGGAGTGCGATAACGTTAATTACTTTTTGCATGATTAGACCTTAGGTTCGGGTTCTTCTTTCTTCTTGATCTCAGGTGCTTTCTTAGCAGCACCGCCAGACTTGGCAGGACTGAGACCGAAGGCAGCTAAAGATCCAGAGAACACGGATGCGATGAAAGTGGGATCAAAATCTAAAATCTTTTGACCATTTGGAAGTCTAACGTAACTGAATGTAAGAAGAGAAGCAGACCAAATTAGAACGACAACCTTTACAAGGTTACCGAGCACTTCACTTTTATCATCATCCTGGTCTTCCTTCTCTACAACTTTGGATGTATCTTCCGCCATAATAGAGTAGCAAGGCAGCTCTATTTATCAAGCAGTTGTTGATGATACTAAAACATGTTGTGATCCAACAACCGCGCTTTGAATAATCACTTCATAAGAAAAACTTACACCACTATCTCCAGTTGGATTTGTAATATCAATACTATATCCAAATGATCCTGCGTTATTGAATGCGTATGATCCAGTTGAATATACGTATGCAAATGGGGTGGTTACTGTTGAAGAATCCGTGGAATCACCAGAACTATTAGTCATTACTCTACTGACAAATTGTGCTGCGGGGTGATTATTTCCTGTATTAGATGCTGTCCAAGAACCGACTGCATTAATTGTAATCATACAACAAGTTCTATTAGTTCCACTAAATGTAAATCTTGTTAGTTGTCCAGCAGCAAGATTATCAGTAATGTAGTATTTTTTAATGAGTCCATTACCAATACTTTGATAATGATAAACGGTATTATTTGTAAGACCGCTTGTGCCGATTATTAAAGTACCCCCCGCAGTTAAACGCATCTTCTGACTAGGAGCATTATTAGCTGCTGTTGATGTTAAGAATGCTAAGTCTGCCTTTGGATACTGTCCAGTAACCTGTGTTTCTGTAAACTGAGCAACAATAGATGCGCCAGAATAGTGAGGGTTGCCATCAGTATCTTCTCTCGCAAAGTGAAGACCAGCAGTGTTGTTAGCGGTGCCATCTTTGTTAGAGATGGTGATTGCAGCTTTTGAGTTATCAGTAATATCGGTATCAGATGTTGAACCAGCAACAATTAAATTATGTGCTTGACCAACACCGTTAAACGAATTTTGTATATCTGTACCAATGAGAACTTGACCATCTCCAGATATACGTAATCTTTCAGATGTATATTGTTTGAATACAATTGGGACTGGCGCATTGGTGTTTGCTGGATCATAAGCATTTAATTCAACAATATCATTTTTAGATCGTAATTCTGCTCTCTTTTGATTAGTAGAATCATCAATGAGAATACCATTTGTTCCTGAAATGTGAAGAGGAACTGATGGATTGCTAATTCCGATACCAATATTATCACCAGTCCAAACTAGATCATTGCCAGCAGTAATCTCTAAACTATTGCTACCCTCAACTATTCTATCGGCAGGCGTAACACCAAGTCCAATCCACTTATCACCATCCCATTTGTATGTGATAGACCCAGCAGTGAAAGTATCATTTGTGCTGGGACTTGCTGGAAATACGATTGCCATTTGATTTTAAATTAGAGATACCCTGAGGTATTTATTACTTAGCGTTCGCTGTCTGGAATGGTGACTCTGCGAAAGCTGCATAAATTATGGTCTCCCCATCACCATTAGAGAAGAAATAATTTTGCCTAATTTTAAATCCAGTTGAAGTGAAATCAAGTCCAGGTTCATTAGTATCTCCTGTAGTAGCTGAAGGTCTTAGATTTAATCCAATTGGATTAGTAGAATTCCTAGCACTATCATAAACATGCCAGTCTCTATTTTGACCTGTAACAACTTTTAGCATTACATATGCGGGTTTGAACCCACACCAAATGTGAGGTCCGTTGGTGTCATTGTTTCCGATGTAGGCTCCAAAGCGACTGAAACCTGGCACCTCCGCCCACGCATAGAAAGAAAGATTGTTATCATTAGTTGCTCCATTAGCACCAACATAAAATACATTAGAAGTTGGATCCTGTTCAGCCCAAGAAGCACCAGTTCCTGTTTCGGTATATTCAGTGTCTGGAGCATTCCAGTAAGAAACTTTAGTATATCCACGAGATTTGTGATACACAGCCCAACCACTATTGGCATTCCTTTCTTTTACAACCACCATAGATGGAACCTTTCCGAGTCCATGACCGATGCCTTGATTAGGTTGAAGGTTTCCACTGTAAGTTCCAGTGCTAAATCCAGCGGTTTGGTTTACAGAAATTTGAGTAGTGATATCACCATCAGTGTTTTGTACTGTTGGACCACCACCCTTCCAGCACCAGGCAGCATAATACTGACCTCCTTGATTTGTTCCTGTATATTGTCCTACACTAAAACCATCATCATCAAAACTCATTAATCCACCAACAGCTGTTGCCTCTGTTGAATTAGTATGAACAAGATGTCTTGATTCTTGACCTCTAGGACTATCAAATAAGATTTGTCCTTCTTCATTACTCCTTGACTTCACCCAGACGACATCTGGTTTGAAACCGATGCCAGTAATTCCTCTCGCAGAACCACTTCCTCTATAAACAGTACACTTAAAATGTTCACCAGGATCAGAGATCGCAGGAGTATCTAAGTTATTTGTATGCAGTGCCGAGAATCCTGTAGGAGGTTCATAATGGAACTTGCCAAGTCCACTAGCATCAGTGTATCCCTCATCAATTTCAGACACAACGATTTCCTCAAGAGAATAGTTTGAACCTGCGAATCCAGTGAAATTAAATTCTCTACTTCCATGAAGTATAAAAGAATAATAATTTCCAGAACTTAATCCATTAGGAGAAACTGCTCCACCAATAGCAGTCATATATCCTTGATCGTTTTGAACTCCAAGGTTAGCTGGACCAGCAGCATAATAGAATGAAACTAGATAGGTCTTCTTAGGATCAATTGTTCCATCACTAGCTAGCAACCATGCCCTAGCATAATTATTATTAGGAACATTAACAGTCAGCACAGTGCCACCAGAACTGACAGTCCAGTCAACATGAGTTCCACCATTACTAGACTGATGCCACACATCATTACCAGTTCCATTGTTAATTCTGTTCCTGTTTACTGCTGCTATATTAGCAAAGGTTGCGTCTTGACCGAAGTTAAATGTTTGTGTGGTATTAGCAAAGTAAGTCCCTGATACTGGGAACCAAGTATCCGCATGAGTTTTTAAATCACTTCTCGCAGGGTTTGCTCCAGTTGATGGGTTGCCTGATGCTTGCCAAGATCCATTCCTTGAGAACCAAACCTTACCACCAGCATCATCTAGATCAATGGCAACACCAATGATATCACCACTTACATATGGTGCGCCCCAAGCACTGCCACCAGATTGGTTGCCAGCATGATATAACTTACCATCATCATAGTAAGTAACACCAGCATCATCATTTTGTCCTGGTAATTGTCCTAGTCTATGTCCATTGGTGGAATCATTTCCATTAGGTCCCATAATAGACGCACACATGACCTGATTTATTCCATCAGCTCTCATCTCCCAGTACCACTTTCCTTTTGATACTCCAATTGTGGCTCTGGCATTGTCCCAACCATCCGATCCACTGTCTGTAAATCTTAGATTTCCCTTTGTTAAAGATCCACCAGTAGTTTTATCTTCAGTGCTTAACGTAGCGAAGTTATTTTTACAAGTGTCAGAAGTTGTTAGGAAATCACCAACAGGTGTCCAAGAATTAGGAACATCAAATCCACTCTTATATTTTGCTACACCTTTATAGATACGAAGGTCTTGCATGTATCCCTGCATTGGTCTAGATCCACCACCAGTGTTACAACCAATGTGAAGACGATTTAAATTAGTATATTGATCATTGAGATAAGTTGAGGGAGTAGTGGTAGTACCAACAGCAACACCATTTACATAGAGAGTAAGTCTATCTTTATCATCTTCATAAACACCTGCGAAATGGGTCCATTGACCAGCAGGAACTACATTACTCACCGCAATATTATAATCCGTGCCACTACTATTCCTTAAGAAGAATCTAGCAGTTCCACTGTCAGCACTAAAACACCATCCAGTTTGTCCTGCATCAGTATCATATTGTACGAGATGAGATCCCTCACCAGAAAAAGAATTAATGTAAGCCCAGAATTCTACAGTGTAATCTCCATCTAGAGTGAATGCTGTTCCAACTGTTGCTCTTGGTCTAAAATTACTATCCGTTACATCTAAAGAAGATCCATAATACATTCCTTTAGATCCTGAAATTTTTGCTTGGGTTCCAGATCCAGCAGTAAAGTTAACTGCTGGAATAGAACTTGGACCACCAAGAGCTATGTGATAATCTCCCAATCCAGGAATAGTTGTACTGACAGCACCATTCTGTCCGAAACCATCAGCAACAAAAGGACAAGCAAGAATTAAGTTAGCAGAATATGGATCAGATCTCAACTCACTGACATAAGCATCAGTAGTTGTAGGAGCACCAGTACGTGGTTGTGGTAAGTCTTCTCCTTTCAGTTTAATAATACTGTTAGGAGCACAGTGGAAGTCAGCACCAGGATTAACCCTATCATTGAGAGGCAGATAGAATCCATTCTCACCAAATCCACCACGACGATTGATTTCATATTTAATTGCCTTTGGTAATCTAGGGCTCCATTGTCCTGATCTATAATCAGGTGTTTTTTCAGTTCCTTCAGACTGATATCCATTACCCTCTTTAAAAAATCCAAACACTTCTGCTTCAAGTGCCTGACCGTCTACAAAGAAATAGTCAAACATTTGAATTTTTTCGCCAGCACCACTAGCGTCACTAGATTCATTATTAGCAACACCCATGATGTGATGAATGATTTTATTATTCGCCTGAGAAGGAGTTCCATTATAAGGAATTCCTGTAAGGTTACTGCCAGGAGCATCTACTAAAGTTTGGTCTACTCCATTCACATATATCTTACATCTTTGCGCTTCGTCTCCAGCGGTCGTATTCATACACGCAAGTACATGCATCCACTGGGCGGAATCACGGAAGCATCTCTCGCCCGTAGCGTTTATCTTATCACTGACAACTTTTGCGAATCTACTAGATGATCCACCACTCCAAAACTCTAGATTCCGAGCGGCATCTTTAATCATAAATTGGAATCTGTTTGAGGCAGTTCCATTATAAGCATGAAGGATATTTGATGAGTTAGTTCCAGGGAACTGATTTTTTATCCAACAGCTGATAGTAAAAACCTGAGTATCACCCTGACTTGTAGGAGTTCTCTTTAAATAGTTTGACATTTATCAACCGAATGTAGTGGAACCAGTAGGAGTATAGTCAGTGAAGATCTCCACCCATTCAGTACCGTTATACAGTTTGTAAGCATTCTCCACGGTATTGAAGTATTGATCTCCCTCAGTATTGTTGCTAGTTGGATCACTAGCTAGGGCACCTAGCATCTTTGTGCCGTTGACATACAGTGCCATTAGTTAACCTCCTGAAGCATGAACTTGTACTTCTTACCGCTCCTTCTATTTATTAGGAACAGGTCTTCCTCACCCTCTTGAATTGTGTACTGACCCCAAGTTCCATCTACATCATTAGCACCACCTTCGTTGGAGAGTTGAAGGTCAGCAGAGTAGATGTTTGCCCAACGCTTAGTGGGTGAACCAAGATTACTGGTAGCGTCAGTAGCTGGTGTAATATCTCCCTCAATTACTAAATCAGTTGGGAATCCATATGGTGAGGCATCAACCCACTGTGATGTATTACCATCGTTATAGTAGATGAAGAGACGACCATCATCACTATCATACCAAAGGTCTCCTTGAGTTTGAGTTGATGGTGCTCCACTCGATACTGTTGCTGCTCCACCAATCTTTGCCCAAGCAGTTCCGTTATAACCTTCAAAGACATTAGCACTATTTTCAGTGCTAAATCTAATTTGACCTAGAGCTTCGCTGCCACCAGATGGTCTTTGACTATCATCACCAACTGGAACTTTGATTGCTCCAGTTCCATTAAAGGTGAAAATAGTAGCGTCTGCTTGTGTAACACCTGCGTTTAGTTTCCAAGTTCCAGTAGTAGGTCCGATCTCTCCGTTCTTAGCAACCAGAACATTACCAACTCTATATTCTTTTGCTGATGGAATATCAAGGTGCTCAGTAAGAGTCCAAGCATCAGTAGCATCTGTCCATGTAATCTGCTTGTCACTCGCACCTTTAATAATTAATCCACCACCGTCAGCTGAAGTATCAGAAGGACCAGTGATGGTCATATCAGCAGAACCAGTACCAGTTACGGTACTACCATTAACCATAGTAATAGAATTACCACTAATAGACGCAATCGTTCCAGATATAACAATACCAACTGTATTTGAAACAACTGACATACCCTCAATGATTCCAGTCATTGGAGTAACACCTGTAATAGTCAGGTTGTTATTAGTTACAGTACCAGTAACAGAAGGAATTGTCGCTACTGCTGCTAGCGTTAAGGTCTTATCATCTACCTCAATTGTATTTGAATTAATGGTAGTTGTTGAGCCATTAATTACAAGGTTACCTGAAACTGTTAGGTTCTGACCTACGTTAAAGTTCTTAGGAATAGTTACATCGAAGTTACTATCACCTCTAACCCACAAACCATCACCAGATCCAATAACTAATTGCTTGTCACCTGTGATAGATGGTGGTTGATATGTTGCATCAGCACTTGTCTCCGCTGGTGCTGCGCCAATGATAACGTTACCACTACCAAGACAATTAAATCCAGCAAAGTATCCAATACAAACGTTGTTGTTTCCACTAGTATTTTCTGACAGAGAACCAACACCCACCGCAGTATTGTTATTACCACTAGTCAAGTTCAGTGTTGAATCTCTACCGACTGATGTATTGTAGTCGCCAGTACCAACAACATTCAGTGCCTTATGTCCGAAAGCACTGTTACCAAATCCAGCATTAACTGTGGTTAGTGCTTCAAATCCAACACCAGTGTTCTGAGATCCTGTAGTGTTTGAGTTGAGAGCATTGTAACCCATCGCCGTGTTAGAAGCAATAGCATTATTACCTCTACCAATTCTCATTGGGTTTAGAGAAGTTCCTCTTATAGTAATGTCATTATTTTCAGAGTTCAGAACACCATTAACAGTAATAGTATCACCGTTTTGGTTACCTAGAGTTGTATTACCATCAACTTCTATATTACCTGGGAATGTTGTGGTGCCTGTAGAGTCTCCAATGTTTACAGTCGTAGCAGCACCAAAAGCATTGATGGTGGTTGCAGTTGTATTAAATACATCAAAGGAATTAGATCCCGTTACAATACTAGATGTAATCGATGGACTGGTATTAAAGACTAGAGATCCAGCACCAGTCTCATCAGAAATCATACCTCTAAGTTGAGAAGAGGTTGTGTTGGCAAATACTGATAGGTTATCAGTTCTATATGCTACTGTGCCACCCTGATTGAAATTGATAGATGCTGTATCAGTTCCTGTAAGTGTTAATGTATTAGAACATGTAAATGTTTTGTTAGCAGCAACAGATAGTGTAGCATTGACTGTTTGAGAAACAATCAATCCATTTAATGTAGCAGCTGTTGCTGCTCCAAGTTGTGGATCAGTTAATGTAGGACTAGTAAGAGTTTTGTTTGTAAGGATTTGTGCTTCGTCTTCAGTTACAAATCTACGTGAAACAGAACCATCATAACTTCTCCAGTACCCACCATTCTCTGTCCACAAAAGGGAATTGAATGATGTTACAGTTCCACCAGAATCTGTTGTTCTATTGACTTGAATTCCAGCATCAGTACCAACAAGGTTACTACCCTTTCTTAGTTCAATCTGAGCGTCAGCAATGACAACAGTCTGAGATTCAATTGTTGATGTAGTACCAGTAACAATAAGGTCACCACCCACAGTAACAGTTGATCCATCATCAGTGATGATACTATCTGTTAATTGATCATTAGAATTATCCCACTTCATTACAGTGGAATCACTTAGGTTATTGTAGTTTCTTAATCTGAAGTTGGTTCCCTGTAAGATCAAACCACCATTTGAAGGTGCATTTAAACTAGCACCAGTATCACTGTTAATAGAACTGATTGTAAATGTTGTGTCTCCACCAGCATTTGTTCCCTGAGTAACAGTTGTAGCACCAGATCCAAGGAAGACAATGTTACCTGTCTGGAATGAACCAGAAGCATCTTCTTTCAGAGATGTAACTGTATCTGTAAAAGATGAATTGATTGTTACTGTATTGTTTGACTGGACTAAATCAACATTAGTTCCAGGAATCAAATCAAAATCACCAGAGAAATATGATCCGCCATTTGCTCCAGTCGCTCTAAGTCTAGAGATAGTATCTACAGAATCAAACTCGAATGTATTACCAGTCTGAGCAATGGTTAAGTTTGTACTACCAGATGTAAAGAATACATCACCACTAACTAATGCTCCACCACCACTAACACTCTCGGTTATTCTAGTAATGGTGTTGTCATTTTCACCACTGATAGTAATTGTTGCTCCAGACTGCTGAACCGTAGTAAAAGCACCAGCAGCAAAAGTAATATCTCCTGACTGTAGAATACCACCAGAAGCAGCAAGTCTGGTGATAGTATCTTTATCCTCTGCTGAAGCAGACAGAGTAATTTGATCTCCTGATCTATCAATATAAAGGTTTGCTACCTTATGATCAGCAGGTAGATTTCCTGTGTATGCTTCGACCGCAATTGATACATCATCTGTTACTGATCCACTGTCAGTAAGTCTAATAATTTTTTGATTAGCAACTCCATCTACCGCTGAGATAGAATATGTCGTGTTGTCGTTTGGAGTTGTAGCAGATCCGCCAAGAGGAATTAAGTTACCATTGATCGTAATTCCATTGTTGTCTAGAGCACTGTTTGGAATATTGGTAAACGTGTTTGTCGTTCCAGAGATAAACGAAGACTCAATCGTCTTGTTTGTTATCGTCTGAGCTTGATCGAGATACACATCTCCAGGACTATCCCAAAGAACAGTAGTTCCATTGCTCTTCAAATATTTACCAGAACCTAAGTCCCCGCTGATAATAATTCCATTACCAGTCAATTCTAAATTATCACCAGATATTAGTTCCTCAATCTTCTGAGAAACTGCATTTACAATTAAAGGAAAACGATCAGCCATTTAACTTGCCAATGGATATTACTGCTCTGGTTTATTTATGCCTCACGAAATAACGATCTGTCCTACCATGCCTCCATGGAACTGACAAATATAATAGTATGTTCCAGGCGTAACCCCATTAGTATCCCATGTAATAGTTGCGTTTGTTTGCCCGTTATTAATTACACCAGCAACAGCATTTCCAGTTCCTGTTGTGGCAGAAGTTTTAATCCAGAAAGGATGACCAGAAGCACCCACATTAAACTCCAATACATCACCAGCACTACATGTAATCGTAGGATCTAAAGCATTACTATGTGATGTAGTAGAGTCAGTTCCAGTAAATGTATAGTGTGATGCTCCACTATTACCAACCGTGAAAATATAAGTTGTCACAGATGGAGCGGTAGGTCCAGGAGCAGGTCTATTGAATGTAGAAACTCGTGGATATGTTAGATACGATACACCAGTAGCAGTTGCTGGTGTTCCATAAGTTACTCCAGTAAGAGATCTTTCTTTTACTTGAGGAGAAATGTAACCAGATGTTGGTCTTGGATTAACTAATCTGACATAAGAATTAGGACTTCCTTTTCTACATGTGAAATCATCAAATCCTCCACCACCAGTATCGAAAGTCATGTCTCCAGTGAGACTTGTATTACGTATATAAGCTACTGCATCTTGGTGAGAATATCTTTGCTTCCCTGTTGCTTGACACGCAATAATACCTGCTACTTGAGGGGATGCCATTGAAGTACCACTAATCGCCGCATAGAAATTAGCAGATCCTTGAGCATACTTTGGATCGTTCAATCCTGTATTGCCATAAGCAGAAAGAATCAAGTCCCCAGGAGCAAAAACATCTACGCCAGGACCGAAGTTTGAAAATGTAGATCTCTTAAAGTTTTCATCATCCTGTAGTGATCCAACAGAGATACCACCAGCATCAGGACTGTTTGGCCAAGCGCCTCTATTATAATAGATCGTTCCAAGTCCATTACCCGTCACAAAATTATTCCAATCATTATCATTTGGTTCTGCTACTAGTAAATTATCATTACCAGCAGATCCAATAACAACAATACCCTCTTTAATAGCGTCCTCAACATCTGCTTGAACTGAGCTGCTATAAGATGGATAATCCACTAGTCCAAATCTTAATCCAAAATCTGCTATAAGACCTGCTTCCGTCCACCCAGATGGTCCAGGATTAGATGGGGTATAATAAACTCCACGATAATATACTTGAGTTACATCAGTGAATTCTATAGTTTCAGTTGGTGTACTGAATGTTCTTATGCCACCATAACTATGATTAGTAATTGTAGGATTTTTAAAACCAGTCTCTGGATTTACAGGTTTAGCTCTATGAAATGCTCTAAGGTAATCAAAAATTAAAAACGCACTAACCTGTTGTCCAGATGGCCATGGATCAGTAACAGCTATATTGTAAATGTTTGCTTCTCTTGCCCACCCATAAAATTGTCCAGCAGCAGTTCCACAAACATGGTTGCCATGAAATTGTGCTGTAGAAGCATTGTCTCCATAATTAATAACACCAGTTGGTTCAGTCTGGTTATCATCATCAATACTATTAACTAAAGTATTAAGTTCATTGAACCATTGATATGGTACAAATCTTGTTTGTATAGTAGTAGGACTCCACCATTCTCCACTGTCAAATGAAATAGGATCATCAACAATAACTACATCAACATGTTTACCATTATTGAAAACTTCTACAGTATCTGTGACAACTTCAGTACCACTAGATCCTCCCCACTGTGCTTTTCTTCTCTGTGTTTGATCTCCTACACAATGAACATGTCCCCACTGATGCCACAAGTGACTGTAAGTTGTAGGAACATTAGCATTTTTAAAAAACTGTCCCGATGCTACATAAGGTTCACTATTAATTACATGCCTACGTATCTGTCCAATATCACTAGCGAGTTCTACACTAATAACTCTTGAATCCATTTTCAATTCATCTGCTTGAGAAGCATCCATCATATAATGAGTGTTCCTACTAATAGGACGCTTCCTCACTAATGAATAGTTATTGGATTCCATCTCAGAATAAAACTGCTCCAAATCCTCATGTTTATGGAGAGTTACAATGTATTCCTGTGACATATCACTCCTCTAGTGGAACGAACGTTAATTGAACTTGTAAGTTCACTTGTGCTCCACTCTTATTAACAATCTTAGCATAAGTGATAGCACTACCACTAGAATTAAATGCGATTGTGCCAGGTGTAATTGCTTGAGAAGTAGCACCAGTAGTAATTAATTCAGAAAGGACTCCAGAACCAGGAGTAGGATCTGTAGTTTCTAATCTTGTAGAGTCAGCAGTTCTACTAGCAGTATCTGAGTACAGAGTCAACCAACAAGCGTGTGATACTTCAATCTTTAAAAGAGCATATGTTTTTGGTGTACCTATAGAAACATCTGTAGCAACATCTGGTTGGATACCAACTGCTGTGTATGTTGAGACTACTCTTCTGCCAGCAGAATTAGCATTTACCCAGTTAGTTCCATTGTATCTTAAAATTTGTCCGTCTAAAGGAGAAACGGTAACGTTACCTACATCTCCCAGTGATGGTATAGATGCAGCAGATCCACTAATAGAAATAGGATATGTTCCGCTCAATCTATCAGCTGCTAATGTTCCAGCGTTAATGTTATTAGCATTTTGATAGAAAGATCCATGCTGACCATCTAAAAGATCAGCATCCAATCCACCACCAATACCTGCTCCAGTATTTTCCCACTTCAGGTTTGCCTGATTCCAAGCAAGAACATCTCCATTATTAGGAACCCCATGGTTAACATCAATATGAGTGTTGAGATTTCCTGTTGATGTTAAGTACGGAGAAAGATCTGGTGGAGTAAGTGTAAAGACACCATTGTTTGAATTATATGCTAGTGAACCACCACCAGAAGCAGCAGCATTAGTAGCACTAAAAACAGTTCTATCAGTAGCAGTAGCACCACCACCTGCAGCACTCCAACTCTCACCATTCCACGAATAGGTGATACCTGCTACAACATATGTAAATGTTCCATCAGTTGCCTGCCCTGCTGTTGAGGGAAAATTGATTGCCATTTCTTAAGATGCTCCTTCCGTAGTATTTAGAATCACCAAGTCGTAAGTGCTGCTCTCTTCCATGTATTAGTAGCGATGCAGATATAAACATAGTCAGCATCATATCTAATATCACCAGCGGTTCCATTAGAACTAGCAGTGGTGGGTGCGTTAGAAGATAAAGATGAAGAGAGTGGAGGAGACGCATCAACCCACTGCGTGCTATCAGTATCGTTATAGTAAATCTTTAGGCGTCCTTTATCAGATTCCCACCAGAGGTCACCAGGATCAGCAGAACCAGGAGCTGTATCAGAAATAGTTACATTAGCACCACCACCTCCACCAGCACTAGCAGAAGGAGCCCAGTTTGAACCATCCCATGCTAAAACATCATTTGCGTTAGGAGCAGTAGTAGATACATCTGCTAGTTCACTGAGTGAAGAACCTGTATCTAGAAGTTGTGTCCAGGCACCAGCATGTGCGAAGTATCCATGACCTTCAGCATGTACATGAGCAAACATGCCATGATATGTACTTGCGCTAGGAAGATCAACAGAATTAGCAAAGTTATTAGAGTAATAAATTTTACCCGTAGTGGTGATGTCTCTAGCAGTAGTAGATCCCAATGCTAGAACAGCATCTAGAGTTTGTGTCTCTGTATATGAAGTTAGATATCCAGCACTAGAATGATCTCCCCATCCATATGCCGTGTCCCAGTTAGTAACTTGAGTTGTAGTAACAGCACCAACAGGAGAAGCACTGAATACAGGATCATTTTCAGTGAAACTAGTTAAATACCCAGCAGTGCTGTGGTCTCCCCACCCATGCGCCGCGTTCCAGTTGTTAATATTCTGCTGAAGAATACCAAACGAAGGAGAGTTAGTAAAGATAGGATCAGTTTCTGAAGAAGTAAACTGGAATCTCCCCAGAACTTTCCACGTTGTTCCATCGTAAGTCCACGTAACACCACCAAATGTGTAAGTGTCATTAATATTTGGCGATGCTGGAAAATCTAATGCCATTTCTATAGACGCTACTATCCTTCAGATATATTTAGTTATCTGTTATAGTAACCTCTTGGGAAGAGCAATCCAAAGTATGGTCTCCTACCTCTAAGGAATCCACGTTGAGGACGACGCTTGCGATATGGTTGATTGTTTAGAGGTCCAGAATAATCCAGATCATTAATGTCAAAGTTTTGAGGTGCCTCTCCTGGTCCAGTTACTCTTTCAATAGAAGAAAAAACAGTTGAGATGAAACCAGTCGCAGTGTTTGGTTGCAACTTGGTTTCATCAAAACCATCAATAGGAGCATCAGGTGCTTCCGAAAGTGTAATTAATGCCATCAGCTAATCCTTGCTAAGAACAACATACCAATTGTAGAATTATTATCTACACCATCAAGACCATTCTGTTGTGTTTGATATGAAGCACGGATAATTTCATATGTCTCAGTACCACCAATAGTTACAGTATCACCTGTTCTAAATTGTGTCAGACCAGGCGTTGTTGATACTTGTAGCATCACAAAATCATCTGGTAGATAATAAGGACATGGAACCATTCTCTCATTGATTGGCAAACCTTTGAATGGTTTGTAGTAGTCTGCTTCTGATGCTACAGAATTTCCATTATGCTGATCGTAAGCACTGTTTCTATAGTACAAATACATATCGCTTGTATGTCCAGAATCTGTTTCAATATTACAAACATACTCACTATAAGTATCACGATCTGGATCAAATGGGTCTCTTAGATATCCATAAAAAGCTTCTCTAGCAACACTATACTCACTAACTGGTTCTTCATTTATACTTCTATCACTAGTAGAATAACTATAGTGATTACCAGGAGAAGTGTGGATTAAGTTTATTTGTCTCGTACCCGTGCCATAGATCATCATTGATCCATTATAAACATAATCCAAGTCCCAAACATTAGATCCAAATGTAGGACCCCTATAAATTGTAAAGGCACCGTAAGGTTGAACGATATTATTAATTGTTTGACAGAACTGAATGATAGCAAAGTTAGTGTCTTGTGGTGCTTGTGCCCTATAAACTCTAATCTCCAATGGATATGCTGTTGGAGTAGAAGAACTACAGTAATCAATGTAAGTTCCAGTCCAATAACTTCCAGGGTTGCTTTCTGTCAATGGATAATTAAAATTTTCCATGTAGTCCAAACCAAGTTGTCCTACAAATTCACCCATGTTAGTACCCTGAGTGTCTTGTTGAACACCTTGCTTATTCAACCATTTATATCCACTTCCAGAATTGAAACAAATTCTGTTATTTGTATCTGTATCAATTCCAAATGAATAGTAAGTAGTTCCATATGTCTTAGAAGCATCATTCACATTCTTTAGAACAGCCCATCTACCACTATTTGCTTTCTGGAAGAAATTAGAACCCGCACCCAAGTTTGTTACAGAAATAGCAGGAGTTCCATCACCAGCATTGGATGATGTTTCATCTGATCTTACACCAAATGTTACATCGTAATCAGGTGTTGTTGCACCAATCTGATCACCAGGAATAGTAAAGACTTCATTGTCAGTCCATCCACTACCCTGACTCAAGATTTCCATTCCATATAATCTTCCTCTATAACTAGAATTAGACTCTTGATATCTTCTAACTCTAATCTTTAAAGCAGATCTACCACCATTTTGAGGAACCTCATAATCCCAGAAAGGTCGCACTGGAACATATTGCCTGTTAGTAGATTGTGGGTAAATATTAATTACCCCTTTCATTGCAGAGTTGGTATCATTAGCGTAAATATATTTTCTTCCAGGTTCCTGAGTTTCTGTTGGATGAAACAATACTCTATTGACAGCAGTATATGATTGAACATACCCCATGGTATCCCAAACTACACTACCAGAATCACTTCCAGTTCCTGTAGGATCACTTGCGTAACCAATATCCTGTCCTGGTAAACCTTCCACAACATACTTGTTAGCATCATAATCATCCGTATCATAACAGAAATGGAAATTGCCAGCACCAGAAGAATTTAAATTAACTTCTAAAGTATCTGTCATACCAACATTAATGGTACGATTATCAAACGTAGCATTATCTGGATCTCTGAAGTAAGAAATGATATTAGACTTGGCAGCATAATTATTACTACTATATCCACCAGCAGTTAGTGTGATATTTGTATTAGCGTTAGCATCCGATTCCGTCGCCGCTAATTTAAAATAATTATTATTGACTCTAATTACATAATAAACTGTATCTAAAGTCAGTCCACTAATATTTCTAGCTTCGTCAGTTTCTCCAGGTGCCCAATGAACTGGTTCTCCAGTATCATATCCATGTCCATCGATACGTATCTGATTTGGATAGTTGCCATCATTTTCACTATAAGCGTAAGACCAAGTAGCAAAAAAGATTTTTCTCAACCACCTATATGCTGTTGTTCCCTGTGCTGTTACATCATATCTCCATGTTTTAGCAGTAGTCCAATATTCGCCACCACCAGCAGCTCTCCATGATTCATGATAACCACCGATAACATTACCTGGACTGATTAATGCCTGGGGAACACCAGATGAAGCACTACCACCATGGAATCCTAAGTTGGCAAACACAGTCTCCAAAGCATCCATTACATCGGTATTAGTCCAACCAGTGTTGCCGTTGTTGACATCAACGACTGACTTTAAAATTGCCATCTTTATTATTCTCCTATCTGTAGTGCTGTTAGAGTGACTGTGATTGTGGTTGATGCGCCACTTCTGTTAGTGACTGCTAGATAAATGTTATTCGTTCGTGGATTATCATTATTAAATCCCATGATACCAGGGGAGATTAGAATTGATTCTGCTCCAGAGGTTCTCACTTCAGAAATAACACCGCTGCCTGGGGTAGGATCTTCTCCCTCACTTCTTGTATTGTCAGCGTCTCTTGACGCATCATCTACGTAGACTCGCACCCATGCCTCAGCATCGGTAGTAATCTTAAATAACGAATATGCTTTGTAACCTGTAATATTTAGTTCAGAGGTTCCGTCAGCAGCAAGTGCTGCTGTAGTTCCAGAAAGATCTTGAATCGATGGAACAGAAGAACCACCAGTAGCAGTTAGAACACCGTTACCATCAATAGAAAGACCAGAACCAACTTTAATACCACCAAGAGTGGTTGCGTCTGCTGCTGGTAGTGTATATCCTCCAGCATTAGCACTAAGGATACCGTCAGCATCGATGCTAAGATTAGCACCAACCTTAATACCACCCAATGTTCCTGCTGCTGCAGTAGGCAAGGTATATGCTGGTGGAATTGTTGGTTTGTTGAGAATTTCTGCTAATCCAGATGAAGCATTCCAATCTGGTTGTACTGGAGCAGTGCTACTAATAGTAATTCTTTCATTAGCACCATCCCAGTTTACTGTTGTGCCACCGCTAGCAGTAATTTCAATATTATCTTGGTTGTTGTTGGCATCTAATAATGTAATAATAGCATTATTACTATTAGTATTTGAACCTACCAAATCATAAGTGGTTCCACCTCCTCCACCACCACCTGCTTGTGCTGTAGCACTGATAGCATTATTAGCATCATCATATGTAAATGTGATGTTTGTATGTGTGCCATTGGCAAACATCGCAGCGACCGCATCCTGTGCTTCTTCATCAGTATACAACTGAGAGGTAATATCAGGTGCTCTAAATGTAATTGTATTGGCATCTGTATTTTCTACAGTCAGACCATCAGCACCAGCGAATGTAATCTCATCCAGAACACCTTCGCTATCAGTAAGTCTGAATGTAGCATTAGAACCAGCACCCGCTTCAGAAGAAATGCCATATGTAGTATCAGTTACATCATTATTAAATGTGATTTCATTGTTGGATTTAATAATCGAAAGTCCAGTACCTGCTGTGAGAATAATGTCACTAGTTATACCCTGAGAATCAGCAAGTCTTACTATCTTTCTAGCATTATTATATGCTGCTGTTCCACCTGTTGTATAATCTAACGCAGAGATAGAATAAGTTAACTGAGTGTTAGCAAGTAGTGTAGAGAAATCTGATGTAGTAGAACTATTAGTAGTAACGACACGTTGACTGGTCCAACTTACAGAGTTGGAATAGTACATAGCACCAGTCGCTTGAGAATAAGAGAATGCTCCCTCATTAATATTTGCTCCAGGGAAGAATGCTACACTAGCATATACGTTCTCAAATGGATCACCT